TTTCTAGACGACCATTCTCAAAAGAGTTATAGCCTTGTATGTATGTGGTATCTAACTGCAAAGAATGACCAGATCCGACAAGCTTTATATAGCCTTCTAGTGGTTGCTCACCGCCAACCCCAATATAATCAGCCCCAGTGCTGTTTGATATACCAGCTTCTAATATAGCGTCACTGCCACCATCAAAAGTTGTGTTTACAGTCCTGATTTCAATACGACCTGTGTATCCATCATAGAATTCTCGTTCGTTTTCAATCATAACCGTGTCAGGAGTAAGAGCAGCGCTCGTGCCTTCTACAGTGATACCACTAATGGTACCTTGTGACTGATTAGATGTGTTAAAAATTTCTGCTTTGTGAAATAGTAAACGTGCCATGTTAGCCTCCTTAGCTTACAACCATTGCGTTAAGGTTAGATACTTCAGCTGCTTGAGCCATAAGCACAGTTTCTAAGCGTCCGTTTTCATAAGAGTTGTGACCCATTATGTATACTTTGCCAGTGGTTAACGTGTGACTACCAGTTTTACCCACTAATTTTAACCTAGCTTCAGTTGGAAGAGTACCATCAGTAGATATGTACGCACTAGCGAGTATAGAGGTTTGTAACCCAGCAAGAGGTGAACCTGCTTGTTTGAAATTTGTGTCTGTTGATCGAATCATTATTCGACCAGTGAAGGACTCGTTTATTTCACGATTATCCTCTACTGCTACCGTGGACGGCTCAAGTGTTACCTCTGTACCCTCAACGGTAATATTTCTGATGTATGCAGGGGTGCTTAAAGCGCTCCCATTGGCATCCAGAATTTCAGCGTATTCAAATATTAATTTTGCCATTTTTGATTATATTTTAATTATACTTGTAAAGTTTACGTTCGTTGAGAGGTAACCGTCTTCTTCTTCAATAGCGTCAACCGATGTGGTTGTAACCGTATATAAATCGGAGTGTATGTCACCTGCACTTGTATCGTTTGCCCAATCAAATAGTTGATCGGTTATTTCAAGCATCCTGTCATAAATCACTTCCTTTTGAGAGTGACTGTCAGGTTGCTCCATGTAGATGATTGCCTGAAACAGTTGTTCTAGTTCTTGAGGTTTCTCGTCCTCCACCAATAAGGTGGTTGTACCACTCAATAACTTGAACACAACTACTTCACGCTTTACATCTGCACGCTTACGAATATCGAAATTATTACCACTATATTTCAATACCTTTTCAACGGTAGGCCTAGCATCCGTACTAGAGTACGATGAGAACGAAGTCTTGTAGCCAGTAAGTATTGCGTATCTATCCATTCACTACTATTTTTCTTTGTTTATTAAATAACTTACGCACTTCTTCTTCTACCTTTTTACCTGACATTTGAACTGTAGGACCATTATCATCCCCATCGCTTGAGTCAGGAAACCATTTTCTTTGAGGCATACCACCTTGACCTCTCTGGTGGTCACGCATATATCTTTCTATCCTGGATTCACCACCGAAGCTAAACCTAGCCTCGTTACCATAAGGATTGTAACCAAAAACACCATCACTAAAAGCACCCTTGTTTTCACCGTCACCACCTCTACTTTTGTAATGCAAATCAGGTACTTGAGATAAATTAAACTTCTTTTTTCTTTTCTTGTGTCTTTCTTTAAGACTTTGAAACGGAACCCCCCTTACATCAGTGGCTTTTCTAGACTGAGACTTAATAGTGTTCTTTAGCTTTTCAGCCGTAGGCTCGGTTACCTTAGTCTGAAACTCTTTAGACTTAAATATCCTTTGCAGATCATCTCGTATGGCTTGGTCTATGCTCATATTAGTAATGACTCATGAATCTAACTCTAGGAGTCGTTTTGGGCTTAGCCAACAACCCACTAAGTCTTCTGAGGTTAGCCGTTAAATATTGGTTGTACATTTGGTAATATCTACCAGCCTTTGTGTACGAATAGCTTTCTTCATGGGTTGCATCTTGAGCAAACCATAACTCTAAAAATTTGTATGTAAGCAAGTCAATAAGCAAGTCTTCAGCATCCACTGCATAAACGGCATCTAGCAACGCAGTCTCCGTAGCGTATGTAGTGTCATTAATGTACTCTCTTAACTGCTCTAAAATATCCGTTTTAAGAAGCTTAATTGACTTAGCTAATATAAGGTTATCCTTCTCGGAAAGATTGAGCGTTGTAGTGCCTGTTGTGACGTTTACGTCACGAAATGTAAGTTCTTCTAGGGCATCAATATTGTCTCTTGTAAGGGTAAGGTCACTAAACGCCATTGTGTTTGTTTTGTGTAGTTAAAAAATAAGGGGTGACTCCGAAGAGCCACACCCCAATAATTGATTGCTAGGTTTTTATGCCTTAGCTACGTTACCACGAATGTATCGTCCACCTAGATCTGGTCTGAATACCTTAACTCCGTATAATACTTCGATAAGGATGTCAGCGCCTGACTTGGTTTCTTCTACAGTCAACGTATAGTTTACGTTGTTCATTGGCTCGAAACCAGCAGCTCTACGAACGCCTGAACCTGAACCGCTATCTACTGAAGGCATTACAGCAGTTACTAAGGCAAGGGCAGATGGGTCGTAGAAGAACTGCTCACGTCCAGTGTCACCAGAAGCAATATCAACTGGGTTGATAGTAGCGTTGTTAGCAACAGCTTTACGTAATGGCTCTTTAAGAGTCAATACAGTTCCAGTTTGAGACTCAACAGTGTAGAAGTCATCGGTACCTTTAGCAGAACCGAAAGTAATAACGTCACCCTCAGCTAGAGATACAGTTGCAGCAGCGCCAGCACCGTTGTCAATAGTTAGAGTAGTGTCATCTACAGCTGCGTTAGCCGCAACAACAGCGTTAGTTACTGTAGCAGCAGTGTGATTGCTTCCTTGATTGTCGATGAAGAAGTCAAAACCATACGCACGACCCATTGCTCCACCTAGTTGAATACCAGCGTCTCCACGAGTATTAGCTTGTTGGAATAGGTTTAGTGTAGTTAAGTCTTTCTCAGCGAAAGGATCAATAACCATCATCATGTTGTCAGATACAAACTTACGAGCAGCCATGATTCTTCGGGCTTCAGCAAGGTCGTCAGCACTTAACACAGTAGAATCAGTGTTATTGTCAGCGAAAGCTACTTCAAAAGCTTTACGAGCCTCTACTTTCACGTCACTATTGATTTGGTCAATAAGCTGGTGTAGTCTTGGTACAAAGTGTTGTTGTACTAAGTCAGGAAGCGCAAAACGTTGGTCGGCTTTGTCGATGCTGAATCCAGCATAGTAGTGCTTGTTGATGGTTAACGTTTCTTCACTAGCATCAGGAGTACCTAGAGAGTAACTACCTGAATAAGAGGAAGGAGAGCCAGTAGGCTTTACTGCACGAGTGATATTTACAGACTTGTTACGAGATGCAACGAGTCCTTCGATAGATGCGCCAGCTACGTTAGTAACGGCTTTGGATACCATTGGTCGGTCTGGATATTGGTTAGCTAGTGCAACCTCAACAAACGCCTCTGGCTCATAGATGGAAAAATTACTATTAATTGCCATGTCTTTATAAAAGTTAAATTAAATGTTGGATTATATTTAGCTTTTGGGTCGCTGTGACCAAAACATGACAATTAAGGTTTTGCCTAACCATAAAAGATGGATTTACGCTTGTTCAGCCCAACCGCCTGCGGCTCTAGAAGCAGCAAATAGCTCCTCAGCCTTAGCACGATCTGCTGGGTTAGTCGAGCGTACAAGTTTTTGAAACTCTGCTCGGCTAGGTCTTTCACTAGAAGGAGTACCACCAGTTGCTCCTCCTGCGCCCACTTTCTTGGGCTTCGCAAATTGTTTAGCAAACTCTACTAGAGAGTTGGCTATAGATTTTCTGTTTCCTTGTTGGTCTAGGTCAGGTACACCATTTTTAACGGCATAAAACTCACCATTAGACTCTTCAATTTCATATTCATTATAAAACAGTTGCTCGATATAATCAGTCTTTAATGTTAATTCATTGTCTTGTTGTAAGGCATTGAACGCACCACTAAACTCGCTGTCGATTCTGTTTTGCATTTGAGTCATTTGTAACTGCTCTTTAGCAGACTCAGCTTCTTGCTGATATTGTTGCAATAATTCACGCAACTTTTCAGACTCTCCCTTATCCTCTTGTTTAGGAGTTAGAGTTTGCTGAATGCGTGAAAAAGCATCATCTAACGACTCAACTTGATCCCCCAGTAATTCAGAGAACTTACTAACAACATCTTTTTCGACCTTGCTTTTTCCTTCGTTGTATGCGCCCCGAAAGAACTTGTCTTTGTCAAATTGTTGCTCTTGTGTTTGTGAGGTTGACTCCTCTACTGCTGACTCAGGAGCGTCAGCTTGCTCTAGGTTTTGTTCGCTCATAATATGGTTATAAGTTAATTATTGCTCGCTTTGTGTTTCAATACCAACTTGTGCTTGGCGTTGAAGTTCTTCAGGTGGCAGTATATCCACCAAATTTCGTAGGTCTGAAGTAGTTTTAGGCATTCCATACTCTTCAAAGTACTCCATAACGTCATCAATATCTTCTTGAGGCATTGACCTTTTGCGCATGTATTCCGCTGTTAATTTCTTTAGCAGTGGCAAGGATAATGCGTGATACTGCATACCTTCAGTAATGTCTTTAAATATTTCATCCGCACTAGACAGGTCATAATGCTTACTGTAACTAATCATGTAATCCTCGTAAGACTCATCACGAACCTTAGCCATTCTGCGTATAACTTGCGTTTCAATCATCTCCATATCCATGGCCGTAGCTGCCAATAAGCCTTGCTCTTCTACATTGTCAAAGCGTTTGGCTGATCCTGACACGTTTGATTTAACAACCGACTTGTCTCTCACTTGAGCCAGTAAAAATATCATGGACATTAAGTCGCTAAATATTACGTCCCTAAGATGTTGTAGGCCTTGCATGTCTGCTTGATAGAGCATGTTGCTAGGTATTTGCTGGTCATCAGGTATAATGATAGCCATACCTACGCCCTCTTTAATAGTGCGTGAATCATACTTGTCATCATCTGCCACGCCTGCCAGGCTTCGAACGATTGAATCCGTGAGAACAGGAATAGGATGCCCAAACAGTTCAGACCCTTTCTTTAGGTCATAAAACAACTCAGACACAGCCAAGTACATTCCTTTTAATGAATACCTGCGAGGCTTGCCCACGATAAATGAACTGTTAGCATCCGTTTGACCCTTAAGTAGCGTGGCTGGAACTTCACCAAATGGATTAGGTATTTCCAACGTCTTTTGTTTCTTCCCATTCTCCTCAGTATACACGCAGATGTACTCAGGTGTGTAGGCGGTCCACTTATGCTTCTTAACGTTGTCTAGGTCATAATACATTTGACGAGTAACAAGCAACGTGAGAGCGCCTTGATTCACTTGAAAGTTCCATATTTCGTGAGGACGTACAACAAAGTTGTAAGGGACTACGTTGCCGTTTGTGTCGGTAACAGGGTTGCCGTTACCGTCCATCATAAGGTCAGTAATTACTGCACCAAAACCCAAAACCTCTTTTACAAATAAAACCTTGTCTCTATAGAACTCGGTAATAGAACACCCTGCATCATCAAAGTTAGACTCTTTCCATCGCCAAAAGTCTTTGTTTTCAGGGTACAACCTGTTGACATTATTTTCATCATAGATACGTTGTTGCGCTGATAAGAACTTTTGCTCCAACGGAAACAACTTCATTCGCTTTAAGCGCTCTCTATATTCGTCATCGGACTCAATGGTAGACTGCTCGATAATATAAGACTTATCAGAGAATACAGTGCTAGATATGGCAGTATACTCATCATACTCAGCCTGAAACCAACTGTTCATTATTTTAGCCCTGTCTAATACAACACTAAAATAAGGGTGTCTTAATTCCTTCATTATGATGTCTTCAACAACATCTAGGGATACTGAGTATAATTTTGAGGTATCTATCATTTTCTAGAGAATTGTAGGGCTATAGCTACGGCTTGTTGACGAGTGTAGCCCTCTTTGATAAGTTGTCGAATATTTTTCTGTATAACATCTGGAGACGATCCACGTTGTAATGGCATAATACATCACCATTTTACTTTGTTTGCCCAATATGCCGCAGACATTTTGCCTTTAGCTATATTTTTAGCGTGTCTAGCCTTAAAAGACTTACGCCTTGCTTTACCAGCTTCGGTCTTAGGGTTCTTACCTGCTCCACTCACACCTTGTTGACCAAAGCGTATCGTTTTTATCTTGTTGCCCACCTTGGCAACAACCACATGTGACTTAGTAGGATGATTAGGGGTGCGTTTAGGCTTGTTGTAGCCAGACACCCCTGCTCTAGTTAATCTTGAATCTTTCTTCTTAGTCATGGTGTCAAAAATATGATTATATCCTACCAAGATTCAATACTAAAGTAAAGTATTGACTTTTATCGTAATTCAGCCATAAGTTTGACGCAATTATGGCAGAAGTTAGCGTAACACGTACATGGGCGCCGCATTTCCTTTTTCGTTACGCCAAATAGCATAATCTGTAGCGTCTGACATGTGTCCACGGTCTCCATTGTCTATTTTTAGCCCTTTGTCATCAACTATGGAGTACATATAGTCTTTTATTACGTTTTCGCAACGTGTATTAACTAATAAGCGCCTTTCGCCATTGACTCCTGCATAAATAACATTGTTTACCTTGTCTACACGTATTTTTCGTTTAGGGTTTTGTACGTCTAACTCGTTTTTATAGGATATATTGTTCTCTTCAAACACTTCACGCACATAGTCCCAATCGTTTTTACCGATACGACCATAATTACCACTTTTTTGGTTGGACGTGTTGTCTCCAGCCAATAAAACCTTTGAGATTCGCCATTTTTGCAACAAATCTACTGCCTTTTGTGCTTGTTCAGTGGTTAGCGCTTCTTTCGAGAATATTTCGTCAAAAACAACATACTGCTTAAGGCCATTACGAGCCTTTTTAACCTGGAGCAAAGCCCAGCAATGAGGAGACCTGTTGAAATCAGCACAAAGCCACACAGCATAACTAGGGTCGTAATCGACAGCCGTAAGATTGCCATCAGGGTAATGATTGTAGCCGTCAAAATGTTTGTAAGCTTTCCTAGTAGGATCATCTGTTTCCTCGCTCATTTCGTACCCCAACTTATACGAAAGAAAGTCCATCGCTTCTTCTTGGAGTAGCCGTTGTTTACTGTGATTGGT